TGGCTACAGGCTCTAGAAGTTGACACAAGTGAAGAAAAACTTCTTAAACTTAATATGTCAATGATTGACGATGTAGCAAAAACTATCTCAACATTCATTACAGACTACAAAGCAATGGCAGAAGAAGATCGTCCTAAAGTGTTGTTTGTAATTGACAGCTTGGGTATGTTGCTAACGCCTACTGACGTTGATCAGTTTAACAAAGGTGATATGAAAGGCGATATGGGCCGTAAGCCTAAAGCATTGACTTCGCTTGTTCGTAACACTGTCAACATGATTGGCTCATTAAATGTCGGACTAGTATGTACTAACCACACATACGCATCGCAAGATATGTTTGATCCAGATGACAAGATCTCAGGCGGTAGTGGCTTTATCTATGCATCAAGTATTGTTGTTGCAATGAAGAAGATGAAGTTGAAAGAAGATGAAGACGGCAATAAGATCTCAGAAGTTATGGGTATACGTGCTGGTTGTAAAGTAATGAAGACACGCTATGCAAAACCTTTCGAAGGTGTGCAGGTTAAGATTCCTTATGAAACTGGTATGAATCCCTACAGCGGCTTGGTTGAATTGTTTGAGAAGAAAAACTTGCTAGTTAAGCAAGGCAATCGACTCAAGTATATTAGCCTAGCAGGTGAAGAAGTTCTTGAATATCGCAAAGCTTGGATGCAAGAAGGCAAACTTGATTTGATTATGTCAGAATACAATGAGAAAATGAAGCCTGTGGTAAATACCGATGAAGTTGATTTAGAAGAAGCAACTGTTGATCAAATTGAGGAAGCCACTATAAATGAATGAAGAACACATCAGTGACATCTGGACGATGTTTAAAGAATATGTAGACAAGAAACAAATGGACTTAATTGCTGAAAAATATGTCGACTTGTTGGCAGACTATGGTGTTAGTGATGAAACTTTTAAAGAAGTCCTTGGCACAGATAGCAATTTAGATGAAGCTATTGGTTACTATTTAGAGTTAGATGCTGTTGACGACGACGAAGAAATGTGGGATGAATAATGGGATGGTATAGCGAAGTATCACGAGATATATCTAAGATACCAAGTGCTGTACAGTTCTTTGAAGATGAGCTGATACAAGGTCGTTTAGATGTAAAGCTCAAAGGCAATGTTGAACGAGCCGCGGCAGAAATGCCCGGTATCGTTGAACAGCGTTTTAATCAGCTTCAAGAGATTGAAGCAATCCTCAACTATTTAAATATCGAGCTACGTAGGTTGCGTAGCTCGTATTTTAAAAAATATCTTGAAAATTACCAACGAGCTCTGTCAAGCCGTGACGTTGAAAAATACGTTGACGGTGAGGCAGATGTTGTTGACTATGAAAAGATTATCAACGAGTTTGCACTAATGCGCAACAAGTGGTTAGGACTCTTAAAAGGTCTTGATCAAAAGCAATGGCAGATTACAAACGTTGTGAAGCTTAGAGTAGCAGGTATGGAAGATGCAAGTATATGATAAATTTTTATTGTATACATAAAGAAGATGATGAGCCTTCACAAACACCATTAAATGATGCAGTTGCATCTGGAAAACAATTTGGTATAAATGTAATTCCGTATGCAGGTGTATATTCAAATATCGATAATGTAATCGCTAACGAAGGATTAATAGTAAATCCTGGTGGTGCTCACAAGATAAATCGTAGGGGCAAAGGAGTGCTAGGATGTTTTCTGTCGCACTATAACTTATGGAAAAAATGTGTTAAGCTTAATATTCCGATTGGTGTATTAGAATACGATGCAGTTATTATTAAACCACTTCCTGAAAATATATTAAATCAATTTAATGATTATCTAAATTTAGATTACACTAGACATACACACTTAGGTCTATCATCTAAAGGTCATGAATACAAAGCACAAATTGAATTGGAAAAAAATAATATAATAGAAGTCAAGCCACTTCAAGAACAAACTAAAAGTTTAAAACATCATTTTAAATACATTAACGCTAATCATATTAAAGGTGCATTTGGTTATATTATTAAACCAAGCGGTGCCAAAAAATTAATTGAAGCAACTAAAAAATACGGCATTCTGCCAGCAGATGTGCAACCAAATTTACTTTATTGCAATATGAACTACACTACTCCAAGTATTGTTATGTTAAATCCAAAAGGAATATCTAATAGATTTGGAGGATCGCATACTAACACAGGACACTTATCAACATAATGGAACATTTAATAGAAACTAGAGAAGGTTGGTGGTGGCCAAAGCACGATGTAGCATGTTGGAGATATCTATCACGCAGACAAGACGTTCCCAAAAATGTATCTGCATATAGTGAACAAAAAAGAGTAGTAGTGCAAGCAGGCGGCAATGCTGGAATGTATGTAAAAATGTACGAAGATATTTTTGATACAATATATACATTTGAACCTGACCCAATTAACTTTTACTGTTTAACAAAGAATACATCTACCAAAACAATTAAATTTCAAAGTTGTTTAGGTAATGTTCCAAATTTTGTAAATTTGTCATACGATGAAGTTCATCATAAGAAGCCAAACTGTGGCGGATATCGTGTTAAGGGCGATGGAGATATTCCTACACTAATACTTGATAATTTAAACCTGCCAGTTGTAGATTTAATACATTTAGATATTGAAGGGTTTGAAAGATTTGCATTACTGGGTGCAATCGAAACTATAAAACGTTGTAAGCCTATAGTTGCACTAGAACTAAATGGACTAGCAGAAAAATATAATCATACAGATAACGATGTTAAAACTCTTATGACTAGCCTTGGGTATAACGAAATAGGAATAGTTGACGATGACGCAATATTTAAATTCAATGGATGAAGAAATTACATTAGTTAATAGTTTTTATTTTCCAACAATTGGCGCAGCAAATGCCGCAAAACAAAAAAGTAATTGGGCAGAGCAACCTACTCAAATAGCAAGCCACGCTAAAGAAAAACAAGTTTGTATTCAAGCTGGTGGCAACGTAGGTTACTATACAAAGATATATGCAGAGCTATTTGATACAGTATATACATTTGAACCAAATCCCCTAAATTTTTATTGCTTGAATAAAAATGTTCAAAATGCTAATGTTATTAAATTTCAAAGTTGCTTAGGCGATTCACACCAACTAGTTAGTATAGACTTGCCTGCTTCACATGTAAAAAAAGGGATTAACATTGGAACGTATCATATATCAGGAAAAGGAAACATTCCTACACTATTAATTGATGATTTAAATTTAGACACTTGCGACTTGATACATTTAGATATTGAAGGATTTGAAATTAATGCAATTAATGGAGCAACTAATACTATTGCCAAATATAAACCTACTATATGTTTAGAAATTAATTCTGCACTAAACAACTTTAATTATTCTAGAGATTCTGTATTTAATTTAATGCAACAGTTAAATTATGCACAAGTTGAGCATATTAACGAAGATTACGTTTTTCAATATCGAGGAAACATATGATAACTAATACAACTATATTTACTGGCGGCGACTCAAAGTATTGGAAACAATATGGCAAGTCTTTTGTTAAAAGCTTTAAACATTTTAATCCTGACACAGACGTTTTTATACAAATTTTTAATCCTGACAGTGACGACATTGCTGAGTTAGATTCTTTAGATTGTAAATATACTATAGAAAATATAGAACAATCTTATATCGACGACTTAGTTAATGCACACATCGATGTATACACTAATAATACAGATCCGCAATTAAAAGCACACCTAAAAACAGGAATGAAGTTTTCTGAAAATAATTATGGTTTTGTAACGCTCGAAGATAAAATGCGACATCTTATTACTTTTGCAATTTATGCAAGTTTTAGATTTATTAGATTAGCAGAACTATGGGACGGAAAGAATCCTGTCGCAGCATATGACATGGATACTGTATGTCAGCGCCCTATTGATATAGACGAAATGCTAGGAGAAAATGATGCTGGATGCCTTGAGGTTAAAGGCAATCGACTTGTAGTTAGTCTAGTAGCATTTAGAAATAATAATCAGCTATTATCAGAGTGGGGTAACAGTTTACAGCAAAGTTTTAATAATAAAGCAGTATATGGATTCTTAGATCAAAATACTTTTATTGAATGTGCAAGTAAGTATACAGTTACACCTATTCCTAGAATATATTGTGACCATACTAAAAAATCACATAGTTCAAAAGTACTTACAGGCAAAGGTCATTCTAAGTGGGGAAGTGTTTTTCAATTAGCACAGAGTCGTTGGCTTACTTAAAAGTATATTTAAAGGTGTCAATATCTTCTTGATAAATTTTACTAATAAGATTTTGAGAAGCTGAATTATACATATTTGTATAATCATATTTTACTGGACTTACATTATATACTGGTAATGTTTTGTTTTGAAACATAGGCACATCTTTAATACCTGTATTAATATCTTCAAATTTTATAACATTGTCAACTGTAAATTTAGTAGACTGTAACCATGCTGTCTGTGTATTATTCAAACTAAACCATGTGTGATCCCATTTAGAATTATAGTATAATTCAATCCATTTATTAAAATCGTCATTCATGATATTGTATTCTTTAAGTATTAGTTCATAATCTTCTACAACTTTTTTAGTATGTTTTCCTGCATTAATAGCCTTCAGTCCTTTTCTTACAATCTCTTTACGAAAATGAAACCAGCTACTTACTCTGCTCCACGGATTTCTTACTACAGTAAAAATATAAAAAGTAGAGTTGTATGGGCATACAAAGTTAGAAGCATGTTCTAACGAACTGTGATAGTTTGTATATTTTGTTTCGTTATTTGATATTATTTCGTAGTCATAGTTTTGTTTAATAACTTGTAAAATACTCGAACCAGCTGTCTTAGGAATATGAATAAAAATGTGCGGCTGCTCTGCATGTATAAGGTAACTCATAAATATATTTATAGATAAACTACGCACATAAATATCTACATGAGCAAAGTAGTATTAGTAACTGGCGGCTTTGATCCGCTACATTCAGGACACATTGAATATTTTAAATCAGCAAAGAAGTTAGGCGATCATTTAATTGTTGGACTAAATTCAGACGATTGGCTAACACGTAAGAAAGGCAGACCGTTTATGCCTTTTGAAGAACGTGCTGCTATTATCAAAGAACTAGAAGTAGTAGACAAAGTTATTGGTTTTGATGACATTGACGACAGTGCATGTCAAGCAATTTTCCATACTATGTCAACTAACACTGGTACAATTATATTTGCTAACGGTGGCGATAGAACAAACACAACTACACCCGAATACAGCATGTATGGCGATCATCCTAACGTAGAATTTGTGTTTGGTGTGGGCGGAGAAAACAAAGCCAACAGCAGTAGTTGGATACTAGACGAGTGGAAAACACAAAAGACTGAACGTGACTGGGGTTACTGGCGTGTGTTAGATAACAAGCCTGAGCAAGGTTATAAAGTAAAAGAACTTGTAATTTATCCAGGCAAATCACTGAGTGATCAAAAGCATTTTAAACGCTCGGAACAATGGATGGTACTAGAAGGTATTGTCAAAATGGAAACAGAATGGAACACCTTAAAAGGTATTGTCCATTTACAAGCACACGAACGCCCTTATGAGATAGGCAAAGAAGTTTGGCACAAAGCATCAAACCCAGGAACAGAAAATGCACACATCCTCGAAATACAATGGGGCGATGAGTGTGTTGAAGAAGATATAGAAAGAAGAAACACATGAAAGTATTTGTAGGCTACGACCCTAGGGAAGACATGGCATATCAAGTATGCAAACACAGCATCGAACGGCATAGTCCAACTGCACAAGTCATTCCGTTAAAACAAAATGATCTTAAACGGCAAGGTTGGTATTCAAGATCACCGGACAAACTTGCTAGTACTGAATTTACCTTTACTCGATTCTTAGTTCCAGAGCTTGCTAATTTTAACGGATGGGCAGTGTTTATGGATTGTGACATGTTACTTAGAACAGACATTGCAGAGTTGTTTGCACAAGCAGACGATACAAAAGCATTGATGTGTGTACAACATGACTATGCACCTAAAGAAGGTATTAAGATGGATGGACAAACACAAACAGTTTATCCACGCAAGAATTGGTCTAGTATGATGCTTATTAATTGCGGACATCCTGCTAACAAAAGACTTAACATAGACTTAGTAAATGAAAAAGAACTTAACGGTGCATATTTTCATAGATTTAGTTGGCTAGAAAGTGATGATCAAATTGGTGAAATATCACCTGAATGGAATTGGTTAGTAGGACACTACAAGCAGCCAGAGGATGGCTCACCAAAACTATTACACTACACAGAAGGCGGCCCGTGGTTTGAAAACTACAGGAACTGTGAATACAATCAAGAATGGAAACAAGAACTACAGGATATGATGAATGGGTAAAGTAGCAGCAATAGATAGTATCGGCGGCAACAACTATACAAAAAAAGGACACGATTACGATCCTTACTTACGTAGCTTTTTACAAGGAGTAAGTGGTATTGAATCCAACTGGGAAGCTGAAGAAAATACCGATAGTACTTTAATTATTAGAGGGCTTGGCGGCGGCAGTCAAAAAGCAATTAAACGCTGCTGGAAAGACGGCAGACCGTTTTATGCAATCGATACTGGTTACTTTGGCAATGGTAAGCATAAGACTTGGCATCGCATTACCTACAATGCACTACAAAATATGAACAAAATGACTGAGCGTAAGTTTGACAGACTTAAATTACAATTACAAAAAGAATGGAAAGAAATTTATAAACCATTTACTTCTGGCAGTAAAATACTTGTGTGTCCGCCCAGTGACAAAGTTATGAATATGTTTGGACAACCAAACGCAGAAGAGTATACTGCTAATTTAGTAGAGCAGTTAATAACGTTAACCGACAGACCTATTGAAATTAGAATGAAGCCAATTAGAAGTGCAAGAGTAACTGGCAGTACTATTCAAGAAGCATTAGGCAACAATGTACATTGTTTAGTTACCTATAATAGTATTGCTGCGACAGAAGCACTTATGGAAGGCAAACCTGCTATTACTCTTGGCCCTAATGCAGCACAATTAATTTGTGAAACTGATCTTGCTAATATTGAAAATCCTAAAATTCCAACAGAAGACGAAATGTATGCGTTTTTAACACACTTGTCGTATTCGCAGTTTACGCAATCTGAAATGGAAGACGGCACTGCTTGGAAAATATTACAAGGAGGAATGTAATGTCAATCAGTGTAGCAAGTTATTTGATGGGCATACCTCCAGGCAATAAAAATCCAGAGAAGCCTAAAATTATTGTAAACTTTATTGAAGGTGTATGGGCTGCTGGAGACAAAGGCCAAATTGTTTGCGACTACGATCCAATTGACGCCGACGTAGCTGTTGTACAAGGATTCGTACACCCCGGAAGTAAGACTGGGCAACACTTAACATTAAGAAAAAATGTTTTTGAAAAACAACAACGTGATAATAAACGCAGTATTATTGTAGATAGCAATTTATTTTTATACGCTGACAAAGGAAATTCAAATCAATTTTTACGGTATAGTTACGATGGTATTTTTCCAAATACTGGAGAATATTGTAATGATAACTCTGATCCTTCTCGCTGGCATTTAATTAGCAGTCGCTTGGGAATCACACTAAAACCGTGGAAAAAATCTGGTAGTAATATTTTAATTTGTTGCCAACGCGACGGAGGATGGAGCATGGGAGGTAAATCACTTATGCCTTGGCTTGTTGCTACTGTACAACAAATAAGAAAATACAGCGATAGGCAAATAGTTGTTAGATTTCATCCTGGTGACAAAAATATACTTAATCACAAACGTATGATAGCAAGATATAGACTACAAGGTGTAATTGTAAGTCATAGCGAAAGTATATTAGAAGACTTTAATAATGCACATTGTGTTATAAATTTTAATTCTAGTCCAACTATTGCAGCAGCTATTGAAGGAATACCTACTATCGTATTAGATCCTGAAAGAAGTCAAGCAGCTGAAGTTTCTCATCACAGTTTAGCTGACCTCGAAAATTTACAAGAATTTGATAGAGAAAAATGGATACACAAAATGGCTCAGATGCATTGGACATTAGACGAACTTAAAGACGGTACAGCATGGAAACATTTAAGGAAATGGGCAATAAAATGAGCAATCAAATAACAGTAGTAACCACATTTCATCCATCAGGACTACAAAAATACGGACAGCGATTTTTAGATAGTTTTGCTTTAAGAGTAGACAAGCGCATTAAGTTATTAGTATATGCAGAAGACTGTACACCTATTAATCCTGATCCAAGTAGAATAGAAATACTAGATGCAAAGGTAGTATTACCTAAACTAAATGCATTTAAATCAACATGGGGACATGTTCCTAAAGCCAACGGTGACGTTAGCAATGAACCACAGCGTCACACACGCAAGGATTGGGACAA